AATAAATCAAGTAGTAAATAGTTTAACTACGCAAGCTGAAGCAAATATTACAAATCCTTCTGCTACTTCTACCTTTGGTTTAGGTATAGGGTTTGATGCACAGGCAAACATTACTCCAAGCTCTGCTTCTTCTACATTTGGTTTGGATATTGAGTTTGATGCTAAGGCAAATGTAGCAAACGGTGCTGTTACTTCTGTCACTACTGCAGGTACATTAGGACTTGATGCAGCAGCAAACATAACACCAAGTGCAGCCACAGCCACTTTTAGTTTAGGCATAGGCTTTGATGCTGCAGCCAATACTAATTTAGGCTCTGCCTCTACTAATACTTCTGCTGGCATAGCAGGGTTTAATGCAGCAGCAAACATAACACCTAGCGCAGCTACTTCTGTTTCCACTGCAGGTGCATTAGAGCTTGATGCTAAAGCAAATATAACTTCAAGTGCAGCTAGTTCTACAATTACAGCAGGTGCAGCAGCATTTGACGCACAGGCTAGTACAAATTTAAGTTCTGCTTCTGTTACATCTAACGCAGGTGTAGCAGGTTTTGACGCACAAGCAAGTATTACTTCAAGCTCTGCTTCTGCTACATTTGGTTTAGACATTGAGTTTGATGCCAAGGCTAATATCATAGCAGATGGATTAGCTCCGTTGTTTCAATCAACGGGTACAGCAGGGTTTGATGCACAAGCAAGTATAACTCCAAGTTCTGCAGCAGCAAACTTTACTGAAGGGGCATTAGGGTTTGATGCTGATGCTAACATTACTCCAAGTGCTATTGCTTCTATAATAACAGCAGGAACAGCAGATTTCGATGCTAAAGCTAATACTAATTTAGGTACGACATCTTCTTCTACTGCAATATCAGAGCTTGACTTTGACGCAAAAGCGAATATAACTACAGACAGTATTAATATTTCAACTACTGTTGTTGATATAACAACACTGTTACGAATAAATACAACAGTAGAATTAAGTAGCTTACTAGGTTTACTTAGTATAAACTTAGATACACCTGCTAATAATCTTTTTGATTATGATGCACATGCAGATGATTACAACAGAACAAGGACTGTATATATACTTCCTGAAGGAGGTTACGGTCTAAGTAAAACAGTACACTTACCACAGCAAGATAATAATACCATATCTTTAATAAACTCCTCTTTAGGCTTAGGTAATGTTGTACATATAAACCCAGAAAATTTTACATTGACTGTAGATAAACACAGAGCTTTACCTACTACTGTATTAATAACACGATAAGGACAAAAAATGTCTTACAGATGGCCCGATAAAGATCCTGATGAAACGGTAGATTACAGCGTAGATTGGTCACGCTTTATACCTAATGATACACTTTCTGCAAATACTTGGTTTATACAAGATGCTGCTGGTGCTAAAGAACAAGTATCTAATGCGGAAGTAGTAGATGGATTGCAGTTTGTGCAGTCTACCATATCTAATAAAACTGCTACCGCACGTTTCGCTTTGGGTACGAACAATAAGCAGTATAAGGTTACCTGTCAAATAACTACAGGTGACGGCCTTGTTTTTGAACGAGCAATCTTTCTAAAGATAAAAGAGAAGTAATATGGCATATGATTTTTTGGGACTAGTTAATGATGTAAATAGTCGGCTCAATGAAGTACAACTAACGACAACTACTTTTCCTACTGTAACAGGTTTCTTTGCTTTTGCAAAAGAAGCGGTAAACTCTTCTATTAGACATATTCAGCAAGAAGAGTACGAATGGCCTTGGAATCATGTAGAAGAATTAGAAACACTCACTGTTGGTGAGCCTAGATATAGCTACTCCAATGATGCAAAAACTGTAAATATGAATAGCTTTAGAATAAAGAGAAGCTCTACTCATAATATAGGTACTGTCAAACTAAAGAACATGACATACGAAGAATACCTAGAAAAGTATGCAGATGCTGAATATAATACTGAATCAACAGGTTGTCCTTCACATATAGTAAGAACTCCTAGTAGGGAACTAATATGTTACCCTACACCAGATAAAAACTACGAAATGGTTTATGAATATTATAGAATAGGATATGATCTTATTGATGCTACAGATGTACCTTCAATACCAGAACAGTATAGGTTTTGTATTATTGATGGCGCAATGCATTATGCGTATCAGTTCAGAGGTGATACCGCTAGTTCAAATGCAGCATTACAAAAATTTCAACAAGGCATAAAACATCTTAGAAGTATAAACATTAACAGAACAGATTATCTAAGAGATACGAGAGTACATTTCTAATGGCTACACAATGGTCTACCTTTCCTATTGAATTTAAAGGTGGTTTAATATCTAATATGTCACCTATGCAGCAGGGCGTAAATGCTATAGGCTCTGCTACCATACTTCAAAACATGGAAGCAGATAGACAAGGTGGGTATTCTAAAATAAAAGGCTATAAAAAGTATAGCTCTTCAGAAATCCCAGGTGTAGGAAATGTTATAGGACTACATGTAGTGTCTAGTGGTAGAGCATTGGTTGCTCGTAAAATAGATGCTGCTGCTGTTACAGAATTACAAACAGCTACTGCTAGTGTTAATGGTGCTACTACTTCGTCTAATGCAGTTGTGCTGGATGGAAATAGTGGTACAATAGAAGCTGGTATGTTTGTAACAGGGGGAGGAATAACTGGCGATGTCACTGTAGCAACTGTCAATGACCAAAATAATATTGTTCTATCTTCCGTACAATCATTAGCAGATGATGCTGCTCTAACTTTTGGTCATCTTTCAAGTACAGAAGTTTCACGCACTGCATACTATATGAGTACTGGGACTAATTGGACACATCTAATTACGTCTGCTCAGTCTGGTGGTGGAAAAGTACGCAAGGCCATGTTTAATTATAGTGGTGATGATCAGGTAGTTTTTGTTGATGGCTTACATTATCCCATGGTATACAATACCTCTGGCAACACAACTGAGTATTTAAGTTCTTCTACTTCAAATATAAACACGGATGTAGAGGGCGCACAGTTAGTTACTATATTTAAGAACCATACATTTTATGCTAAAGATAGTTTGCTTTTCTTTACAATACCTTTTTCTGTTTCTGATTTTAGTGCAGGTAGCGGTGCTGGTAGCATAAACGTTGGAAGTGACATAACTGGTCTAGCTGTATTTCGTGAACAGCTTATTATTTTTACAGCAGATTCAGTTAAAAAATTAACAGGTGATACATCCTCTGACTTTAAGTTACAACCTATAACAGAAAAGCTAGGTTGCATAAACGCTGATAGTGTTCAAGAGTTTGGTGGAGATATTATGTATCTTGCACCAGATGGACTAAGGTTACTAAGTGCAACAGATAGGATTGGAGACTTTGGACTAGATGTTGCATCTGATAAAATATATAAAGACTCAGATGATTTTTTAAGCTCGACAACACAGTTCTGTTCTGTTATACTTCGTGAAAAGGGGCAGTATAGAATATTTGCATTCTTACCAACACAATTAAAGGCTGTCGCTCAGGGATTAATTGCAACCAAGTTTGAAGCACAAGGAGCAGAAAATATTCAATGGTCTACAACTAAAGGCATAAAAGCATTTCTGGCAGACAGTATATACACAGGAACTTTAGAGTCTGTTATGTTTGTTAATGAAGATGGCTTCTTGTATGAAATGGAAGAAACAAATGCCTTTGACGGGTCTTCAATAGAGACAGTAGTAGAAACACCTTACATGCCAATTACAGATTCTGAGATTCGTAAGACGGCATATAAGTTAACTTTATATACAGATCCAGCAGGTAGGATGGACTTAAAATTCAGGTTACTATTTAATTTTGATTCAGGAGGAGATTCAAGAATAGTACAACCAGAAGAGATAACAATAAGTTCTGCTACAGGTGGTAGTGGTGTCTTTATGTTTGGTGCAGCCAACTCTGTTCTACAAGATAGATTAGTTACAAACCCTACGCCTCCCCCAGCAAATATTCTTAATCCTAACCTAACTATTAATGGAGGCACAACCGAGACAGTGATTTACGGAAGTAAAGTTAAAAAAGTATTTAATGAAAACTTAGTAGGTTCTTTTCACACAGTTGCAATGAGAATAACAAGTGATAATACAAATCCACCTTTTACATTAGACTCAGCAGTATTACAATATAGGCAAAACGATAGGCAATAATCATGGCAGGATATACACGTCAAGCGACAGCTAACATAGTTACAGGTGCAGTTATTGATGCTGCTGACTTTAACGCAGAATACAATGCTATTGAAGCAGCATTCAATGCATCAACAGGTCACACACATGATGGCAGCACAGGAAACGGACCACCTATTGAAAACCTTGGTCCATCTCAGGATCTTGTAGTTACGTCTAGTGTTGTACGTGCTAAAACAGATAATATATATGATCTTGGAACTGCTTCCATTGAATGGAAAGATGGCTTCTTTGATGGAACACTAAGAACAGATATACTTACTGTAGATGAAACTTCTACTTTTACTGGTAATGTTACAACAGTAGCTGATGTTGCTATAGGGGGTAATCTTACCGTTACTGGTAATGCCACAATAAATGGTAACTTAACATTTGGTGATGCTGATACAGATAGTGTTGCTTTTGGTGCAGACATTACTAGTAGCCTGATACCAGATGGCTCAACTCAAGATTTGGGTAGCGCAACAAAACAATGGCGTGACCTTTATATAGATGGCACAGCTAACATAGATGCTCTTGTAGCTGATACAGCAGACATAAATGGTGGCAGCATTGATGGTACTATAATAGGTGCTAACGCTACTGCCGCTATTACAGGTACTACAATTACAGGAACTAGTCTTGTTGGTCCTCTTACAGGGGACGTTACTGGCAACGTTTCAGGCAATGCAGGTACAGCCACAAAACTACAAACAGCACGTAATATTGCTGGTCAATCTTTTGATGGTACTGGAAACATTAGTATTGCTCCTACAGATTTAACAGGGGTTAATGCCTCGGCAACAGAGATTAACAAACTAGACGGTTTTACTGGTAGTGCTACAGATTTAAATTATGCTAAAGATCTTAGAGCAACAGGCGTTACAACCACAGAATTTGACAAGCTTGATGGTCTGACAGCAACAACATCAGAATTAAATAAGATAGATGGTTTCACTGGTAGTGCTACAGACTTAAACTATGCAAAAGATTTAAGAGCAACAGGTGTCACAT